AGGAGTAGGAGTAGGAGTAGGAGTAGGAGTAGGAGTAGGAGTAGGAGTAGGAGTAGGAGTAGTGTCCGTAGGCTCGTCAGGAACAACAGGCGCAATAGGTGCTGGCGCCCCTTCTTGCGAGCTTCCCGCGGCGCCGCCTTCTTTACAAGCGGACAACGAAACCGCTAAAGCTAAGATCAAAATTAGATTTCTCATTATTGTCTCTCCTTGATACGCATTAAAAACTTTTCAAGAATCAGCATTTCATCTGCACACTTCGCTATCTTTTGAGCAATCGAAGACTGTTGGTAAACGTTATTAGCGTCGGCTTCGTCAAATTTCTGTCGAAGAACTTCAAGCTCTGCTTTCTTTTCTTCGATCAAATCTTCTAGAGCTTTAATAACTTTCATGTGTCCTCACTTTCAACATATACAGAATAACGCAGGAAGCCACGAAAGTCAAGCGGTCTTTACCAGGTAAAGACCGAATAAAGACCATATAACTTTAAAGTTATACTAAGACGTATCAGAAAAAGTCAGCTATAGCGGTCTTATGCTTTCTAGGAATCTTCGTAGTCTTTGCCTTAGCCTTCTTAGATTGAGCCCGCTCGGCTCTTGTTTTCTTTCCGTGGCAAGAACGACAAAGCGCTTGAAGAAATTGAGACGATACGAACATACGTTTTATGAATCCCGCATCTACTTCACCAACGTTTTGAATGTGATCCGGGTAGACCTTAGGGACCTTTTTCTTGCACTTCTCGCAGCGTGGAAAACCGTCCTTTCCGGTAGCCCTTTCTACGCAAAGTCTGCGCGGGTATGACCACGACCAAACTTGCCGAATTGCGGTCCGAATCTTACGAATATCGTCCGCGCCGAGTCCGTCGATTTTTTCTTTGATTTTTCGTCTTTTTGCCATTTCTGCCCCTATTTTTGATTTGAGCCCAAAATCCGAACCGGGCCGAACCGCGCCGAACCTTGGCCAAAGTTCGTCGTAACTATTTGATTTTATTAGGTTCTGACGCGGTTCGGGCCCTTGGAACCGCACCGCGCCCTATATACCCGCTATAGAGTGTATATATTACTACTATTACGCCTCTATTCATAAACACTTACAGAGTAAAGTCATGGTTCTGTAGTTCCATTCCTTCTAAACCACTGTTTTCTTTGGTGGAATTTATAGAACCGCGACTCGCGGTTCCGCGCGGTTCCGCGCGGTTCGCTTCTCTTCTCGCTGCCGCAGCTCCAAACTTCGATTTTGAGCCATGAACTGGATCAGGATTTTCTATTAAGCGAGACTTTTTTTCTTTTAAAAATTCAGGGGCGCCCCAAAGTTTGCGCCTTAAGCCCGTACTCTCTTGAAATTTCTCAAATCTTAAAAGCCTCAAGCATCTAGCAATGCGATGCGCATCACTTGGTGAGAGCTTGTGTGCACCAAAAAGCTCCATTTTCTTTGAGACTTCTCTCATCTCAAAACCGCTACGCGGAAATGTTTCATGCTCCACAATGTCTCTTACTGTTGAGAGCCATTCATCACTTTGCATTCTACTTGATTGCTCTTCAATCGACTGCGACTCGGCTTCGCTATCATCGAGCCATAAAGGCTCATCAAGTTTAAAATAACAAAGAGCCTCCGCAAAAAGCTGACTTCTTATTTTCTCGATTTCATTAAATCTAATCTTACCTGTCGTCTTAATAGGCCAGAATCTTCGATTGCCCGTGAGGTCTCGAAGATACTCGTCATTGTTAGTTGTTCCTAGAATCACGCACTGTCTTGGATGCTCTTCGATTCTCTTACCGTAAGGCGCCCTGATTCTATCGACCTGTTGCGAGAGAAACGATTTTAAAACGTCGACTTCTGCTTTATTAAGTGAGCTAAGCTCTCCTAGTTCAATTAACCATTTCGACTGCATCGTAAGAATCGCGTCTTTGTCACCAATGTTTAGAGGTGCATCGGAGAACCAGTCATTGCCCGCGAGCTTACGAAGTAGCGTGCTCTTACCCGCCCCTTGGTTTCCTTCGAGAATAACGAGCTGATCGAACTTAACCCCCGGTTTAAAAATACGTGCGATCATAGCGACAAGAAGTTTACGACTCACAGCCGACAAGTACGGCTCGGGACCTTCGGCGCCTGCATAGTCTTTGAGCCACGAATTGATTCTCTCAATACCGTCCCATTCAAGAGTTAAGAGCCAGTCCTTGACCGGATGAAATCTATTGTTGTCCGCAATCTCAATGAGCGCGTCGTTGATTACGTTTGCGCCAAATTCGATTCCGAAGTGTTGCATGCAAAAGACTTTAATTCTCACAATGTCTTGATCCGACACGGGCTCGCCCCGTCGAGATTTCCAGGGCGTATCGACTAAATAATAATCGTTATTGGCAAACTCATTTCGACCGACTAGTTTTTGAGTCCCGCAAACGTGAGTAAGAATCGTCAAACAATTATGAAGAGTTGGTTTATACTTTCCCTTTTCATATCGCTCTAAGTACTGCCTCCAATCCGTGTCCTCTTCAATTTCTTCAGTAATAGCCTTAGCTTCACTTTCTCCAAGGGGCTTTGACGACACGACCGGCGGAGCGTCTCTAAAAGCTGCGACAGCGTCGCGCTCTTCCATTACTCTTTTAACCGTGTACTTCCAAGCCCACTGAGCGGCTCTTGCGCGATTCGTTGTCTTTGCATGATCATAGGCACACGCGCCCAAAAAAGTATTCGGATCGGTTAAGACAGATAGGATTTCATTTTTCGATAAGCCCGCAGACACAAGTGCCGTAGTAGCAGGAAGTAAATACGCGGAGCGGTCGCCGACACCGTGACCGTAAATGATTGCTTCTCGTATCTTATCTGAAATCGGTAACCAAGCAAGATCCACATTTTCAACTTCAAAGTTGGGGCTTGCCAAAACGTTATCACTCGGTCTTTCTTTCTTGGTTTCATTTAACTTTTCCTTTGCTTCAGCTTTCGGCACTTCAAACTCAATTACAGGTAAAGACGATTTTGACACTAAAGGCGATGTCCACTTGTATTCTTTATTCGTATCCGGATGAATCGAAGGCGGCAGAACTACTTGGCGCCCGTCCGAGTAGAGAGAAATTTCCCATGCGTTGGCGATTCTTAAACCTTGAGCGATTTCAGCTTTGGTGAGTGTTTCAAGCTCGTGTTTACTAGGCTTTTTAGAGGGCATCATAACTTTGACTTTTTCAGTCGAGACCGCAGGATTGAAAGTTTTAAAAGGCTCTCTGGTTAAGCAGTAGTAGTGGCGAGACCCGTTGCCTCGACCAGAACTCACAGCCGGGCACTTTGCGCCTTTTAATAATTTCTTAGCAGCTTCGAGCGCTTCTTTTCTGTGTTTCTCTTCTGTCGACTTTACGTCAATGTCGACAACGGCAAGATATCCTTCACCAATCCTTGAAGGGCTTCCAAGTCTTACGCCGATGTTAAGGCCCTCGATGTAGGTTTCTTTTAAGTAGCTCCACTCTTTTCGAGGCCCTGTTGTCCAGCCTGATTCAAGAGGGCGTTTAGATTTTGGATGCAACCAATGAATTGCGAATCCGAGTTTGTATAAGCGTAGGGCTTCTTTGATTGTTTCAGTCTTTTTCATGAATGCCTCTTAAGATCAAAGTACGTGTCGATAATAGTTTCATAAGTCACAAGCCCTTTAGAAAGTTTTCGAATGGTTCTCATTTGTTCAGTTCTTGGTAAGCAGTGCCCGCGCCTCCAATGTCTTACGGTCGACTCTTCGACTTTTAGAATGTGTGCGATTTTATGAACCCCTTCTTGATCAATCCAATTTTTTAAACTTATTTTTTGTTTCATGATGTAAGCCCCCGAAATGCATGACGAAAAGGTTTGTTAAATCTTTGGCGTGATGTGCTAAAAAATTTAGCGTTGACAAAACCTTGCCGTAAAGATTTTACTGTGTCCAGAAATTTTAATAATGCGAAGAGGTAGCCGGTAAAGAGCCAGTAAAGACCGAAAAAAGAAAACGGGAATAAAAGGTAAAAAGGGGAAACGTAAAGTCAATGATTCTCTCATTCGTCAAAGGTCAATTCATCTTAAGTAACTGCAACGAACGAATTGCAGAGAAGCTTGAAAAAAGTCGTACGTGGCAAAAACAAAAGCAAACGTTCTGTTACGCGACGACCGAGTTTCGGGCAGCGGCGAAGTTCAAAGCTGTCGCAGATAGACAGACCCTAAAGCTACTGAACCGGGTATTTGTTAAACGCTTTCCGCCTAACACTTCGCCGCTGCCGAGTTTTCTCGACCCGCATCAAGTCGACGGCGTCAATTGGATCTTGACGCGCTCGCGCTCGTATTTGGCGCATGCGCCCGGAGCGGGTAAGACGCTTCAAGCCATAGTAGCCGCACAGCTTGCGGAAGCGAAAGGCCAGGTTTTATTCGTAGTGCCCCCTACCCTCACCATTAACTGGGCGCGGGAAATCGCTCAGTGGAGCGTATGGCGAGATTCTAGGCCGTCCGTGAGCATAGTTCCGAATTCTCTTAATAAAGAATCAATGAACTGGGAGGCGGATTACATAATATGTCCTGACTCAATGCTTACAAGACCGTGGGTTCTGGACGGCCTTAAAGTGCGGGCGTTTAAACTTGTCGCGGTCGACGAGGCGAGTCGATTTAAAGAGTCTACGGCCAAAAGAACTATTGCATTATTTGGCGGAAGCTTTCAGCTAAAACTTAAAAAGTCTGAAATTCGGTCACAACAAATCACGGTTACGTCTCCGGGACTTGTGCAAAGAGCACGGCATGCGGTTCTTCTCGACGGCTCTCCAATGCCTAATAGACCCATGGAATTGTGGGCGCCCGTTTACGCTATGGCGCCCGAGGTAATTAATTTCATGTCGCAATCTGATTTTGGGTTTCGCTATTGCGGGGCCTTTATGAATGAGCAAGGAAAATGGGAATTTAACGGCGCAAGTAATCTCGAAGAATTAAAAGCAAGACTTCAAGAATCTTTCATGCATGTAGTAACTGAAGACAAGCTCTCGCATCCGGAGAGACTCCGTTCAATGATCTTTATGAATGAAGATCCGAGAACAGCGCAACTTATTAAATGGGAAAAGAAAAACGTAGGCACTATCAATCTTTCCGAAATCAGTGAAGACGGCGAAATCCCTGAAGAGCTTGCAACTTACAGGCGAGAGCTTGGTATTAGTAAAGTCTCTTGGATAGCAAAGTATGTTCGCGAGCGCTTAGAAGACGGCGAGAAAATTTTATTGTTCGCGTGGCACAGAGAAGTTTGCCAAGCCCTTTTTGAAGAATTTAAAAATAGGCCGGGGCTTGTCATGGGAGGCACCTCCGAGCAAGCAAGAGAAATGGCTTTTAGATCTTTTCAGGACGGGCATTTAGATTTAATTGTCGGAAATATCGGGGCCATGGGGCGAGGGCATAATCTTCAAAGAGCCGACAGAGTCGTGTTTGGTGAATTCAGTTGGACCGACGAATTGAATAAGCAATGCGAGAAGAGAGCAAGTCGCAAAGGTAGCGACAAGCTTTGTGTGCCTTGCGACTACATAGTTGTTCCGGATTCGCTTGACGAGATTATTTTAAATTCAGTTTTTAAAAAAGCACAAAATGTGAAAAGGGTAATAGGATGAATGAAATTAAAATAACTGTACCGGATTGGTTCTTATATGTACTTACAGTTGTTTGTGTAGTTTACGTTTACTACCAAGTAATAACTGCTATTGGCCAGCTTATAAAAGCCTTAGTCACGTGGAAAAAGAAATGAACTTTCAATCTTCTATCGACATTCTTCAGAGCGTTGCGATTTTGGCGCTTACGGTTGCAGTTATCGTACTAGTTTTAAGGAGAAATTAAAATGAGAAGAGTTATTCAAATAGCGGCAACAGAAGAGGAAACAATTATCGCTCTTTGCGAAGACGGCAGCATGTGGGCTTTGATAGGTTATTTCACCAATCAAAGAGTAAAATGGCAAAAGCTTCCGGGCGTTCCCGATCATGCGCCGACTAAAAAATATCTATCGGCTCAAGAAGAAAGAAAACTTTTTGCGGGCGACATTAATTCAAGCTGCGGATTTGTAAGATGAAAGATAAGCAACAAAGCCCTATTAAACATATTTGTACAACTATTCTTAATTGTCTCGAGATGACTTACGGCTCTCAAATGAGTGCTGACCAAATTCGACTCGGAATAGGTATGGCGCTATCGACAACACATAGTGCGCTTCTTTCTTCGGCGAAAACAGAAGAGCAAAAAGAATGGGCACTTACTCAAGTTCTAGACACACAAGAGCGTTTAGTGGCGATGTTTGCAGCGGATTGCAAACGCTATGATTATAAAAATGTTGAGTTCGTATTTAACCAAACTGATTCGGACGAAAGCACTTTGCATTAATATATTACGGAATAATATTTAATAATACTTAACCCGCCCCCGAGGCGACAAACAAGGAGAGAAGAAAATGAAACTAGAACTAGCATTACTTGCCGGAGCTGAATCAAAACAGTTTTTGGTAAGCCTAACTCAACAAGTTGATAGACTTGAAAAGCTCTTAGAGAGCGCTCAGAGCGTGAAAGCAAAAACTCAGAAAGTTGAAGAGGTCGAGGACGTCGAAGAGCTTGACGAAGATGACGATTTTGCCGCTAAGCCCGTAGCTAAAAAGAAAGCCGTCAAAAAAGCTAGCACCGATTTTGACGACGAAGATGACGAGCTTGACGTTGAAGAGGTCGAAGAAAGCGAAGAGGCCGTCGAAGACGGAGATGACGATTTTGAAGAGGCGCCGAAGAAAAAAGCGGCCCCTAAGGCCGCAAAGGCGAAAGCAAAGAAGCTCACAATTAATGATGTAAATGACGCGTGTAAAGCAAAAGTTCGTAATGGCGGTAGCCGAACAGATGTTCTTAAGATTTTAAAGAAAAAGTTTGGCGTAACAAGTGTGACGGAGCTTAAGCCGGAACAATACGCTGACGTTATTAAAGCAATGGGCGCATAGTGAAAAAGCACTCTGAGCGCGCGCATTCAAAATTTTCAGCTTCCGGCAGCGAGCGTTGGTTCAACTGTCCGGGGTCGGTTCAACTTTCTGAAGGGGTTCCGGACAAGCAAACGGAATGGTCTAAAGAAGGTACGCAAGCTCACGAAGTCCTCGAGGACGTTATGAAGGCGCGCCTTAGAATTGCTCCGCCTTCCTATGCCGCTCGTTGGAAGGCCACAAAAGAAATGATCACGTACGCGGAGCATGCTGCGGATTTTATACTAGGATTACAATCCCAGCATGAGGGTTCTGAAATCGCGATTGAGACAAGAATATATCTTGATTTCATTCATCCCGAAATGTTCGGAACTTTTGACGGCGCGGTCATTGATCACTTTGGAACTCTTCACGTTCTTGATTACAAATACGGAGCGGGGCACGCCGTCTCACCAAGAGAGAATCTTCAAATGATTTTTTATGGTGTCGGGCTTGCTCATAAGTTTCATTGGAATTTTAAGAACGTAAAGCTTTGGATTATACAGCCGCGCATTAAAGGATACGATGGGCCAGTCTTTTGGGAGCTTCCGATTCTAGAACTGAAACGATATGTCGATATATTTCGAAATGCCGTTAAGAAAGTCGAGAAGAGCCCGGAGCACTACAACGAAGGCCCTTGGTGTCATTGGTGTAAGGCTAAGAGTAAGTGCCCTTTGATTCAAGAAGCTAAGACAGAAAAAGCAATAAACATATTTAAAAATGCGCCCTTACCGGGCGTACAAGTCGATTTTGGAAAGGAGAAAACAAATGCCAAAACGAAAAGTAAAAAAGAAGAAAACGAAACGGACTTCTACTAAGAAGGCCGGGAGTAAAAAGAAAGCTACGAAGAAAAAAGTAGTCAAAAAGAAAAAGCCTAAGAAGAAATCAAAACAGTCTTCGGCTTTGGTTGTCGCGGCGCCTGCGAGTTCTTTATCTCTTGATGAAGACGCTTCAGACGACTTGGTAGAAGACAACACGCAAGAAGACTTCTTTGAGTCCTCGGACGACGAAGATCAACTTGAAATGGATTTTGACAACGGCACAAACGATGGATACGGTTTATAAACTAACACGGTAAAGACCGAAAGAAAGGTAAAGACATGTCAACAGCAAAAAATAAAATACAAGATCAACAGAGAATTCTCACGCCCGAGTTTAGGGTTTCATTCCCGCATCTTTTTAAGCCGTCGGGTTTCAAGAACTCAACACCAAAGTACTCAGTAACAATGCTTTTCCCGAAAGGAAGCGACGGCGTAAAGCTAATTCAACAGGCTATAAGAGCCGCAAAGATTGCGGAATTCGGCCCGGATAAGTCTCGCTGGCCTGATATCGAAAGCTGCGTTGTTGACGGGGACAATCCGAAATATGCCGACAAAGAGGGCTACAAAGGTCATTGGGCTATTAAGGCAATCTCAAACGAGAACTCGAAGCCCGGTCTTGTTGACCAAAACGTTGAGCCGATTTTAGATCAAGCAAAATTCTATCCCGGTTGTTACGCGAGAGCTTACGTGTTCGCAAGAGTTTGGGAATTTGGCGGAAGGTACGGAGTTCATTTTATTCTTGATCATGTTCAAAAGACTAAAGATGGAAAGTCGTTTAGCGGCAAGAAACCAGTTGAGCAAGTGTTCCAACCGATTGCAGTCGAAGAGGAAAACTTTGACAGCGACGACGGAGTTGATGTTGACGAAATGGACTTTACATAAATAATTAAGTTTTCGAATCGCGCTTTTCGGCGAGGAGCGGGTTCGGACCTTAGCTCGTTACGGTGTACGGGGCGGTTGCGAACCCCAAAACGAGTGCGCAACAACCTTAGTTTGTTACGGTATATGACAAAAGAGGAGCGTCCGCGCCCTTGAAACAAACACGCGGACACTTACAGTTTTTGAAGTTACCGGCTCGTTTCGGGTAAATCAGGTAGTGCTGTGCTGAAACACAACTTAAGAGCCGGTAACTTGAAAAACTGTATAGAAGTGTAAATCGACATTTTTATACATGTATTTTAATACACGTTGGGGGACGACGTTTGTGGTTAGGTCGACATAGCGGAGACGCCGAGCTGTTAACTCGGAAGGCCAGGGGCGGTACCTGGAACCACAGCCAATAATTTTTATGAACGATAGAAAAGGAGTAAATAGAATGAAAGGACTTCGTTGCCGAGTAAGAGCGCCGACAAGGATTGAAGAGGGCGAATATTTTGTCGTAGATGTTGAGAACGCGAGAGTACTTCTTGAGCGCGAACCTGGCGAACATGTTCAAATGAAATGTAACGGCAAGTCTGTTAACAGAGTTGACGGAGTTGACAGAACTGAAAGAGAAATCGTTTTAGAAAAAGTCATTGACTATCTTATCGAGCGTCTCCAATCAAAATGAGTTTAAAATCTATGCATGTAAAAATCAAAGCGACCATTGATCAATTACGAAAAGTCGGAATTACGCATAATGCGGCCATGGCTTTAACGACGCTCGGGCCTTTTGAAGTCGAAAAAAGACAAGTTGGTCCCGACGGCAAAATGAGAATTTATGTAGTGTTCAAAGAATCAATGTATTTGTGGGTTCCCGAAGAACTTACGGAAAGGGTACCATAATGGGCGACGCAATAATAACTCTGGAGAAGATCGACACGCTTATAGCTGCCGGTAAAGAAAGGGCGTTGAAAATGCTAGAAGAGGCTTCCGTTGCCGCGAAGACTCAAGAAGAGGTCTCAAACCAAACGTTCGTCGTGCAAGTAGCGGCTTGCCACACTTTAGCTCTCTGCGCGCTCTACCACGAACAACATGGTGAGCTTCGCGGGGAAGAATGGCTTGACGGTACTCTTGTACAAATAAAACGTGATTTTCAACAGTTACTTAATAAGACAAAGAAAGACGCATGAGAGAGAAAAGGGTTACGATTGATTTTGAGACTCGCAGCACTGTCGATCTTAAAAAATCGGGAGCGTACAAATATAGTCTCGATCTTTCTACTCGCCCCACATGTTTAGCTTTTAAAACTCTCGGAGACTCAACTCTTTATTTTTTGCCGTTTGAAGTGATCGAGCGTCCTTGGGATAAGCTTCCGAAAAAGCTTCGAGATATATGGACTGAACTTGTTGAAGACGACTACTTGTTTTCGGCGCACAATGCGTTTTTTGAAACTTGTATTTACAAGAACGTTCTTGTTAAACGTCTCGGTTGGCCGGACATTCCTTTTCGACAATTTCGTTGTACTGCCGCCAAGGCCGCAGCTTGTGCTTTACCGCGAAACCTTGAAGGTGCCGGGGCCGCCATGAGCCTTCAAGTTCAAAAAGACAAACGAGGGCATGCGGCGGTCATGGCAACGTGTAAGCCCACAGCTTCTTGGAATCTTTGGAAAAAGAAGTTTGATAAGGGAAAAGCCGAAAGTTGGGATGAGCCTCCGAAGTTTCGAGAGCCCGATACCGACCCCGAAGTGTTCGACGTTTTATACAGGTATTGTAAAATTGATGTTCTAGCCGAAGAGCAACTTGATATTGTCTTACCTGATTTGAATCCGCTTGAGCAAGAAATATGGTTTTTAAATCAAAGACTTAATTGGCGCGGGCTTCGAGTTGACATCCCTACGGTTCAAAAAATAGTCGACATAATGAAAGTTGAAAGCAAAATAAAACTTAAAAACCTGGATTCCATCACCATGGGGCTCGTTACAAAACCCGGTGCTCGAAAGTCTATATTGGAATTCTTAGCCCTTGAAGGGATTGAGCTTCCGGATCTTCGCGCAAAGACCGTCGACGATGCTCTAAAAGATTCGAAGATTTCTGAAGACATGAAAGCACTTCTTGAGATTAGAAAGGCTTTGTCGAAAACATCGACCAAGAAGTATGAGGGCTTTCTCGCCCGCGCGAACGAAGACGGGCGCGTGCGTGATATATTATTATATCACGGGGCGAGTACGGGCCGCGATACCGGCACGGGAATTCAACCGCACAACCTACCCAGACCTTTAATTAAACAAAATGAAATTGAATACGTTTTAGAAATGCTAGAGGAGCTAGAGCTGTGAAAGAAGTTTGGGCGACAATTCCCGAGTTTCCTTATTATGAAGCGTCTTCTCGGGGCCGCGTAAGAGCGAAGCGCCGATACGTCCGCTTCCTTTCGAAGGCGGGTCGAGAATGCTTTCGTTTAAAAGACTTCAGAATAGTTTCACAACAGTTTCAAAACGGCGGCTATAAAGTTGTTCATCTGCATCACAACGACGTTAGGACCTGCCGGACTGTCCATTCTTTGGTTCTGCAAGCTTTTGTTGGGCCGCGTCCGCGCGGATTTGATATCTGTCATAAAAATCATAAAAGGGACGATAACTGTCTGATCAATTTAGAATACGGAAGCCGCGCATACAACAGAAATAAATACATAAAACGTCGTGTAACAGAAAAAGAAGTCCGAGCAATTCGTCGTCTACGAAACCGGACGTCTGCTAAGGTTGTAGCACAAACTTACGGATTCACAAGCGAGAACCCGGTAAGAAGAATTTGGGCCGGAAAGAGTTGGTCATGGGTAAAATAGACCGCGGTACTTTTGTCGAGTGGATAGAGATGTTTTACGGCAATTCCTCTATGGTGTTTTCGGCTTTAATTCGCAGTATGATCATACCTAGCGAAGGTAAAGAGCTGTTCGTTGCCGATTTCTCGAAGATCGAAGTCGCAGTCCTTTGGTGGGTTTCTGACAACGAAGCGGGGCTTGAAATTTTAAGATCCGGAAAAGACCCCTATAAGTTCATGGCCGCAGCGAACACCGGGCTATCTTACGACGAAATCTTAGACGACAGCGACGACAGACAATTAGGTAAAGCTCAAATTCTCGGATGCGGTTTCGGTATGGGTTGGAAAAAGTTTCAGACAACGGCTTGGGAGCAATACCGTCTTAAGCTCACCAACAAACAATCGCGGCAGGCAGTTAAAAGCTATCGAGAGAAGAACGCGGCAGTTCCCGAAGTATGGGAAAACTACGAGCTTGCGGCAATCGCTGCAATCGAAGCTCCGGGCTCGACATTCACAACAGGTCATTGCAAGTTTTTTGTTAAGGATAACTTTCTATGGATTGAGCTTCCGAGCGGGCGAAGACTTGCTTACCGCGACCCTTCGATTGCGTGGCGTATTCGAGAATTTGAAGTGACCGAATATCTAATCAACGAAGAGTGGGTTTCAGAAATTGAGGCCGAAGAGTTCGTCGAAGAAAATGAAATCGAGCTTGAAAGTATCAAAAGCCGAATCGAAATAAAAAGAAGCCAGCCTAGAAAGACTGTTGAATTTTGGGCCGTTAATTCAAAGACTAAGAAGTGGAACCAAGAGAGAACGTGGGGCGGAACGCTAACGGAGAACATCGTTCAGGCGACCGCGAGAGATTTAATGATGCCCGCTATGGTGCGGCTTGAGAAAAAAGGTTATCAAGCTCTTCTCATGGTGCATGACGAAGGTATTTGCGAAAAAGAAATCGGTAAAGGAAGTATTGACGAATTCGTAAAGATTCTTTGCAAGCCCCCTAAGTGGGCCGAAGGGCTACCAATAGACGCTAAGGGCTGGAAAGGACCGAGGTATAGAAAGTGACCAAAGCTGAGTTTGAGGAATTGAGGAATTGAGGAATTGAGGACACCTACCTAAGGAAATATTTGAGAAATAACCCCCGCCACTGTGGCTTAAGGAGATTGGTATGACAGTTAAAGAATTAATTATATTTTTAGAGACCCAGCCTCAAGATCTACAAGTTGCATACAAATGTTGTAGTGAACAGGTTTTATTAGAAGCTACAGATATCGAAGTGGTGGAATGCTGCATCCCTAGGAATGATGGATGGATTCAGGATAAACGCCCAGATATACAAACACAGCATTACCTATTGTTTCCAGGAAATTAATAACCCCACCGCACACGAAAAGGAGATGTGAGATGAGTGAAGGATGGATATGTTCAGTTTGTGGCTATAGCTGGTCTCCGCTAACGAGTGGGTGTTCGAACTGTAATCGACCTCACCATGAGAAAGTACAAACCGTTACTACAGTTACAATCGAACCCCCTAAAAACAAGTGTAATTGTTTTAAGCCAGAACTGTCTACAGGTGGTACGTGTCTTATTTGCTTCGGTAGTTTTCCATGAACCTCTCCCCCGAAGCGCAAGCAAAAATGGTCCAATTACGCTTTCAGAGCCGGGGCCAACTTCGCCTGGCAGTTCATCGAGCGCCTAGAAAAAGAGAATCAGGTGTTGCGTGAGGGGCTTTTGGAATTACAGCGCCCATCCATGCTTGTGCCCGAAATCCTGTACGAGATTTTGGAGGGTCATATTAGAAAGATGGAACGGCTTTCCAGTGATGTCCTCGTCAAAGCCGACCGGATTCGGAAGTTCATCAAGGTAACTTGAAAGCATTTAAGCAAATGCGGGCGTGGCTTAATAAGGCAATTAAATATCTGGAGGGAAAATGAGCAATGCAAGAGTTATTCATGAGCTTAAAATTTGGCCGCAGTATTATTCAAAAGTCGTTGAGGGTACTAAAACTTTTGAAGTTCGAAATAATGATCGAGGTTTTCAAAAAGGAGACTTCGTTAAGCTGCGAGAATTCGACCCGGACCCCGAAGGGCTTTACCCTTCGAAGGGCTACACGAAATCGCCCGAGCTTATGTTTGAAATCGGTTACGTTTTACCAATTGATGAAAATCGAGTTGTGTTTAGTCTTTTAAAAATAAAGGAGAGTGGAAAATGAAAAAACAAATCAGAAAAGTTAAGGCTACAGCTAGGTGCGCTTGTTACGACATTGAAGTCTCAGCGACTATAAATGCAAGTACCTTGTCGACAGAAGAAATCGAAAATGTCCGTAGGAAGCTGAAACACAAGATCACAACTACAATTGCAGGACTGCCGTTTGCTCATGTGTACCCGCATGAGGTACGCGTAAAGTAAACTGTTATACATTGTATTACAATTCGTATTACAATTTGTATTACAATTTGTATTACAATTTGTATTACAAATAAGAGGAGTTTAAAATGTCGGGATTTATTTTGTGGTCTTTAGCCTGTTTTATAACAGGGCTTACTGTTGGTCTTTATTTCAGAAATAAAGACCGAGAAAAAAGCTATAGCCCGTTTGAAGCGACTTATACAGTACCGCCCGGGGTATCTTCTGTTAAGGTGACGAGTGTAGGCGGAGGCGGAGTTAAATAAAATGGACAAATTAATAGCCGTATCAGGCGTATCTTTATATTTTTATTTATTATCAATGATCATCGCTTTCTTTATAGAACTCGTGTCGAGCGACGACCCTAAGGAAGCTTGTATCGTTGCGGTAGCGTGGCCTTTGTTTCTGGCCAAAGCAATCTGGACAAGACTTAGAAATTAAAATTCAAAGGAATACGAAAATGAGTAAAGAGCATTGGGAAAATTACGAAAAACAGATGAGTGAGAAAGACAAATTGAATTTAAGTTTGCACCAAGAGTTTGCGAAAGTTTTTAAAGAGTGCATAGAAGTTCATTTCCCGAAGCCTCCGTCATCCGACGAAGACCGGAAGCGATTCCGATATTTGAGTTCAGCGCTTAAAAGAAAATTCATACTCGAAAAAACTAAGAAGTTTATGCGAGAGAAGAACGAAATGGGCCTTGAGATTTTACTAGAAGAGCCTTGGATATTTTAAACTATCCACGGAACGAGCCAGCCGACAACCCTCATTTTGGGGGACCCTTTAACCGAGCGCGTCTTAATTGCCACAACATCGCCCTCGCGAACTATCTCTTTGTCTGTATTTGAGGTATTGCCCTCTATTGTCGTTACAAGCTCTTTAGAGACGACTTCTTTAACGACCCCGGCGTGACCCCTAGCCGTGGGCTTTCCGGCGTTGTCGTAGTACTGCCAAATCATTATAGCACCTTCCATAGGCTCGCGCATACGGCATTCAATTGGTGAGCGGTTCCACATGGTCAAAACGTGCTCTGTTTTAAATAACGCATGGTCGCCGTAAACCTTGGCAACTTGTTTCAAACAATACATTATGAAACACAAGCACCACGCTTCTTGTGAGGCTTTTCCGTCGACCGCTTCTTGAAATTGAGAAACCCAGAATCCTTTATTGTCGCCGCCCTCTTCGCGGACACCTACGAAGTTGTGGCAAAAATCTACTAGCGCCCGGAGGCGGGGCGCTAGTAGCGGTATGCGCACGGCTTACCTACAACGACGAATAAAATCTTGATGGGAGAGACACACCAATTCATCGAAGTTCTTATCGGTGCATTTGATTTCTTCTTGACTATGATCTTTAAAAACAGAGCCCGTTCTGTGATCGGTCATCCAAATATTCTTTTCAAACGGCTCTTTACTTGGCTTCGTCGCGCAGCTTATTAGAATCACCATTAATAAAAGAATCGAGACCGCTAATATCACGACGTTGTCTCGCCTTTTCCAAAGCTTCTTTGAATTCTCGCAACCGTACACGTCTCTCCCTTTCTGAAAGCTCTTGCTCCCAAAGCTTTTTCAGCTCTAAAAGGAAGCCTAGAATTACTGGGAGAGACTTCCAAAATTCAGCACTAAAAAAGATATTCATCTTTAAACTTTTTCTTTCCTTTCAATAGGACTGAATCGGACAAACAAACGAAGCAAAAAGCCCAAGAGCTTGTTGTCTTCTATTTTCTGAAGCCATTGGTCATCGTCTTGAGTAGGAGTCATTTTAATATAAGCAGTTCCTAAAACTACAAGAGCGCCGAGACCCGCTAGAACGTAAAGAACAACTTGAGGCATTACTGAATTCAAAAAATCTTGAGCTTGTTGAAGATCCATTTTATTAACTCCTTGGTTTTGATTTCACGATTATCAAGTCTTCTGAGAGCCGTTGAATGGTGCTCTGAAAAGCTGACATTCTTTTTTCGGTCGATTGAACGTACTTATTGATTTCTTTCTCGAGAGTCTCGCTGTGAGACGTGTTCTTTTTTAGTTCAATCGTAACCCGTTGAAGTTCCACGGTTGTATTTTCAAGCTTTGTCTCAAATTCAGAAAGTAGCTTTTTAAGTTGGTCGTACCGCTCTTGGTAAAGATCACTTTTGGTTTTTATAATATGAATATTTTGCCGGTAGTTAACTTTCATAAGCCACATCACGCCGCCCGTAAGCGACGCGATGATTGCTAGAGCTGAAGTAATGGCTTCGATCATTGGAAGTGCTCTTCTACTATGAGTAAGCCCGAGCCTCCCGCAGCGCCCGTCGCTCCACTTGTTCCCGCAGTGCCTCCGGTACCCGCTGCACCCACGGCGTAAGGAACGCTTGCGCCTAGGCTAGACAAAGTAGCTCCACTGATTATGGCGTCTACGTAACCGCCCGCGCCGCCGCCCGTACCGCCGATTTGACCGCCGCCGGTAGAGCCTCCGCCCCCCATACCGCCCGCTCCGGTATTGGCTTGTGACGCAACGTTTGTACCCGCCCCGTTATTACCGCCGTACCCTGTAGCTCCCCCAAATGCGGAAGGACCCCCCATACCGCCTAATAAAAAGTTAGTAATACCCCCGGAAGGCGTACCGCCGCCCCTCGCCCCAGCTAACGCTATCCCCACTGGGCCAGAACCGAGCGAAGCTGTACCGCCTGCGCCGCCGATATTCGTCGGTGTCGGACCCCCGGTACCCCCGTTTGCTGCAATGAGAGTTGTACCGAAAGTTGTATTACCTCCGTTACCGCCCGCACCGAAAGAAGCGGTACCCGAACCGCCGCCGCCCCCGCCCCCGCCTTGAGCTATGACTTTTACCCACAAAACGCCCGCCGCGAAAGTATGAGTACCTGAACCAGAAAGATAAACTGTCCGAACCGGCGCTTTTAACTCTCTCCACGTAGGCGCTTGGCTTGCGGCGCCCGTTCCGGTTTGAGTGAGAAAATAAGGAGCTGTTGTAATATTTCCGGCTAAACGGGTTGCGCCCCCGTTTGTGCTTCCGTAAAGAATGTCCCCGACTGCCGTCATGATGCTGCCGCCTACGGGCTTCCAATTAGTTGTATTAGTTAAGATGTTGTTGAGGTTATTGTCCGTGCGAGAAACGTACACAGTGCCCGTGCTGTTAGTGGCAAGACTTCCTATATAATAAGTAGTCTCGTCATTCCACTCCGGAATTCCGGCCTGCATAAGGTATGCAAGCTGATACGCAAAAAGAAAATGGAGCGAGTTCATATCTTCAATTGCAGGGCTGTTATTACCAAGAACGGCATCGAACCAACCGCCTAAATAATTCGATAAGGATTGAATTGTTTCCGGGTCTGTTGAGTAAGCAGGTGACCCCGCCGCAAGACTCCCGAAAACGCCCCGCTGTTGCGCTGTCGCATTCGTTCCAAAAATCTTCATTAACTTTCTATCTATTTTCGCCATGGTGAAACTCTCCTTAAGGTATGACTGCGTTCGTATATGAAAGCCACGGGTCCTCTTCTGAGTAATCGACGTAGCTGTTAAATCCTGTTACGTTAAAAGGCGGAAGTTCATAAGTTCTGAAGCCGAAAAAACTCGTAATGTTGTTTGAGTAAATAAGAGCTGCGAGTTGCACTCCCATAGGTTTCGGCAAGAAATAGCTTCGAACAAAAACTTCCGCTAAAGGACGACTCCCGATACTTGAATCAAAGAAGTAGCCCATTCTCATATTTTGAAAATCGAATACTAAAAGAGCGCCATTGAAAAACTGCCATATAAGATCTTGAATGTCGGCAAGAGAACTCCCAAATCCGTTTTTAATAATGGCGATTTTTATAAGAGTTCGAAAATCGTCATCGTCAAGAGTAATGGGACCTGAAAAGTCATATGTCGTTCTTGAGACACCTGCGTATTTTCCTAAAACATCGAGTTGTACGCCTTCCGAAGTTTCTAAGTTAAAAGCATCTTGAACCGCGACGGGAAGCTGACCCATAATGACCGGGTTCACCAAAGCTTGAATCGTCGCGAAAGCTTTTGCTTTTTCGTGATATTGGAGAATCAAAAGGTTTGCGTAATAGTTTATAATTTCTTGAGTTGTCATAGGCGCCTATACGACGGGAATGCTCCCAAGTCGTCCTCTGTCGGGTTATGAATTGAGAAGAGTCTGTCGTCCCAATGCGAATGGACATTGTTTATTTCAAGAGGGACCCAATCTTTAGGTTCTTTTTGGCCGTGCACGACGCGCGTGCGGACTTTTTTGACAATTACGTCAGGGTAGCACGCGGCGACCCACGAAGGGCCGGAGTCAGCACCGATAAGCATGCGCGACTGAGATATAACTTCCGCGAGTTCCCAAACGTCTTTTGTTTCGATTTTTGGTATTCCAAAATCCGGGTCATCTTTAAGACCTATTTGGTAAAGCTCTCCCGTAGGTTTGTATTTGTTTATGACATGCTCGATTATATGGTGAGGTAAAATTCCGTGGCTTTTTCCTTTCGGATGAAAAAGAATCTTTTTTCTCTCATGAAAGGGAAAGTCTTCTTTGAAGTAGAGTCTCGGACGATTTAAAACAATTGGAATTTCTAGGCAAGAGGCCATGGCTTCCGCATTCGACAAGTACACAGTTGGGTCTTTAGGATATTTTCTAGGATTTCTCCACGGCCTTATTTGAGGAAAATTCCAAAGCTCGATTGTTCTTTCGACTACGACTCCGTCGATACTCCTCACCACAAAGGGGTTGTGATCGAATATCCAACACTTAGAAACGTCAAAAAGTTTCTGTCCAGTTGCGCGAAAATAATTTTCAGGAATCGAGCTGAATTGTATTTTGTCCCCCATTCCGATGTTTTCTCTTATCGAGATACCTAGCATCTTCGTCATTAAATCACCGTAATTGTCGATTCTTTATAATTACCTAGCTCATCTGTTACGCGCACAACGTCGACGCCCGGATTCGGTCCAGCCGTGTAAAGACCGTCGCCGTCGATTGCAGCGCCGCCGCTACCGTCAGTTTCAACACTGTAAGTGTATTCGCCATAACCGCCGTAGCCGTTAAATTGCTTTGTCGCATTTGTAAGGACTGCCGCAGTTTCCGGAATAAGCTGCATGGCCGTTATGATTATATTCTCTTCAGTCACAACGAACTGATACTGCTTAGTCGTGGGCTCAAGTGTTGGCGTTAGACCAAGATCAATTGTAAAGGCGATTGGGTCCGGATAAGAGCTTTCGAGGGTATTATCCGTAATTGTAATAAGAGATTGAATGGTACTAAGAGCACTAAGATCGAACACTAGCTGTTGGCTGGCCAAACTTCCGGTTACGGTTGCAGAACCAAGCCCCGTAACAGCTTGGACTTTTGTTTGAATGGTCCCGATACTATCGTTCCAATCAATAGCCGCTGATTCGTTTCCATTATATTTAACTTTAAACGAGCCCGAGGCCGGTACGTCTGAAAGATCATAAATTTGTTCTCTCCCGGTGCTGAAGCCCGCCGGATACACCAAAGTGTTCGCGTCGATATCTTGTGCGTCTGTTGCGAGAGCGTTTATGTTGACCTCTTCGTTTACGCCGGGAACAAACGAAGTTACAAGCCCTTCTCTTATCATTTGAATATTAGGAAGGTTTATGCCGTCAATTGAGCTTGCCGTAAATACTATGAAGAGGGCCTCGGTCACAACAACGTCCCAGCGAATTACAAAGGCGCTTCCGTCAACTTGAGTTACTAAATAAGTAACGTCGCCCTTCATTCCGCAACCGGCATTTCTTTTGGTGTAAATAGCTTCGGCCACGTCTTCGTCGTCGTAAGTTCCCGAAACAATAACCCATATTGAGTGCCCTGGAACTCCGTCGCCGTCAGTCGTGCCCGTATTATTTTCGTATACGAAGGCACTCGTAAGGCCGTTAATGTTCTCAAGAGCCGCGAGTAAACCCTCGAGGTATCCTTGAGAAGCGAGAGACACCGATTTTTGACGGCGGATCTTAAGAGCTGCGTCTGATTCTTCATTTAGTCCAATCGAAGTCGCGGCACTCGGATTATTAACTGTAGACACGCCGAGAACAATAGTGACCGGAATTGTAATTGTATTCGGTATCGTAAGGTTTGCGCCGGGGAATTCGGCTCTGAAGTTCGCAACGGTAGTTGTCGCGCTTCCTATAGTTTGAGTAGTTTGTAAAAGCCAGCGATTTCCTGCATTATCTTGAACGGTGTAAACGGGTTGCTCGTCTTGATCGAGTCCGTAGAGATTACAAGCTTGAGACGTAACAATTGTAATTGGTGTAATGGTAAAAGTACCGGCTTGACGTTGAATTCCGTTTATGGCGACTCTTTGGTCGAGCACGACGCCGACCGCGTTGTCGGGGTCAAAAGTATTATAAATCTGTACGAGTAAGTCTTCTAGATCGAGAACAGCTTGAATAAAAATCCCGATCATTTGACCGTCAGGCGAATCTTGATCAAGATTTATATCTGAGCCGTAAATAGTTTCAAAAGCAGTATTGAGCTGAGTTTCTAATTCAGCTCTTGTTGCAACTTGTAGCCCGGTAGGTCCTATTGAATTCGGCATCGTAAAGTTCTCCTATGCTATCCCGTCAAAATCGTATTGGAACGCCTCGCCCGTTTCTCCGAGCGTTGTTTGCACACGGTAGGTAATGGTGATGCGGCGATTCGCCGATTCTGAGACCGATAGCTGCAAAATCCCGGTTACGTTTTGTGTGTTGATAATTACCGATTGAATCGCAAGTTCAAGTGCAAGTCTGTCTTTAGCGCCGAGTAAATTAAACCAGTCTATTCCGGCAGTCGTGTCGAAAAAGCAATCACCAAGGAAAGACATGAGTCTTGTTTTTATATTCTGTTGAACGGCGTTAAGTCCGCGCTTATAGTCGTTCTTTCCTTTTCCGAATTCCCAGTCGCCTGTTATATCTAAAGCTCTTACAATCATTCTAATAACTCCGAAATTTTAGTAGCTGTCGTAGACAACTGTGTTGCTATTGCAGTTATTACGGCAGCGTTAGCCGGAACCCCGCTGACTCCCGGCCCGACGGCTACGCCCGTGACTGTAATTGCCGCCGTTTGCGTAATCAGGTCGTTGATTTCAGAAATGAGTTCCTGCAATAAAGTATTCAGCGTGTATTGATTATTGGCAATCTTTACCAATGACTCTCCTACGCCAACCATGGTTGTTCCGTATTGAAGCACCGCGCGTGTCATGTCGTAGGCTTCCCGAGCATTCGGCGAAGACTTTAAACCAACTAATATTATTGCGTCGGCTAGCGAATGAAGTCTAGGCGTTGAGACGGGGCCGACTTGTCCGCTCTGAAACCAGTCGTTGATGTCGCGGTCATTTACTATAACGAGGCATTCGTCGCCTTTTGCAATCGGCATCGTAAGAGACGCAAGACCGCCCCCGAGCACAACACACGGACAATCGAGAAGAATCGGGTAATCAACATAAACTCTCTTATAGAGCCCCGTTGTGTTGTCGCGCTCAAAATAAGTTTTTTTGTAATTGATTGTTGCAGTTGCGGTCTGGTTGTCCGCATTGAAGCTTTGCACAGTCCCCACATGGTGACATGAAAGTGAAATCATAATATCGCGTTTTACAAGATCTAATAAATCTTGTAACTGCGGGTCCGTAGGGACGAGATTTTGCGAAATTTGTGGACTAGCCATTTCCAACAATCGTCAAAGCAGACGCCCCCTTAAATAGTCCACAAGAAGTGATTGCGTCTCCGGAAACGGATTCAGAAATCATGCCTCTATGTTTGATTGATATTATTTTATAAGACCCGTTAAAACTGTCGTCTGACGAACTTTCGAGATTGATTTGTTGCCCAATAATAAGTCTTGGTTCAAACACCATGTCGAAGTTAACAATCGTTTGCTCTCGTATTGGGGTACCTAAAAGGCCCGCGTCTGAGTTGATTACGTTTAAAGTACCGCTCAGACATTCACTATCGCCTAAGATGTTTGCTTTTTTATTGTCTATGAAGAACTTATTCGGAGCGAGCTGATTTATTAGATCCGAAGTATTTCCGCTGTAAGAGTTTCCGCGCGAAATATCGCCCTCAATTTCCCCGACGACCCCGCGAGAAACGCCGGGCAAGTTCTCAAGCATTGAATCTAGAATGTTCCTTTGCGGGGTTCCGGCAATAAACTGTTGATCGAAGGTGCCGTTTGCGAGAGCGTACCCGCCGTCAAAGCATTCAATTTGAGAAATAAAGTTAACACCTTCTCGGACGGACCACGCTTGAGAGATATTACCGGAGAATATAATAGGTAAGTTTTCGCCGTAGCCTGCGCGAAGTTCAATTCCTCTAAGTTCACCATAGTTTGATATGTCGAATCGTAGTAGGTTTCTATTTCTTTTGTTTAGATTGTAAATTCTAATTTGGCATACGTTGGCCGACGTGAGTATGTTTCGGGTAATGTCGAATTCAATAGTGAACGGTAGCTTAATCTCGAGAGTCGAGCCGTCAATCGTCTGAACTAATAGAAGGTATTTTCTATTAAACTTGACCACGTATGAACTCCAAATATTCTTGACATTCCTCTTCGGTCAGAACGTACAAACTAGACGCGCCCGAAGTGAAATCATCCTGTAAGGTAGGCTCGCGGTTTTCTTTCGAGTAGCACGCAAGGCCGAACGGTAGTTGATTCATAAACTGAAAAAGAATGTTAGGACTGTTGGTGACGCGAGTTCCGCGAAGAACAAAATCTTCATAAGTTAATTCAGGAATGAACCAACCAAATTGCATGGGCCTGAAATACAGATACATAGTGAACACGTTCCCGTTAGGTAAAAAGAGAGTGTGTTTTTGATAAGGGTCATTTGTTAAAGAAGTAATTCTAAGCATTAGGCAACTCCCGGAAAGTTTTGGGCGAGAGCTTCGCTTGAGGTAATACTTGATTGCGGGCTCGAGGCCCCGAGGTCTACGAGTCCACTTGCTTGTGCTGAAGAACGACCGTTAAAAGTCGAAACGCCCCCGATTGGTGCCCCTGTAGCTAGAAGCAGACGAGTTTCTGCAAAGCGAAGTTTTTTGAAAGTCACTTCAAAAGTGGAGACAACTCTTGTCTCCGCATCTTGAACCGCTCTTAATTTAAAAATCGCACAGTCGGTAAAAACGCCCCAAGGCGTTTGGACCGTGAAAAGTCTTCGCTCTCTCCAATACCCGTAAAATTGTTGGAACATAGCTTGTTGTTTTGTTTGAGTTTGAGAACTTCCAGTAATAGAACTCCACGCGGCAACGCCTGCGTTGACCGCTTGAGAGCCGACTTGATAGGCAAAAAATGCCTGTTGATAGGCAATAAGTGCCGTTTCTGTAAGTTCCGGCGTGTAGGCTACGAGAGTTGTCAGCTTATCTGCGATAATTTTTAAGGGTTTAAGAAAAGAAGGGAGCACGTCATTCAACTCACCAATGTAGCCTTGCGTTGTTATGAGTTCGGGCCTTAGAGCTATTTGATCTTGAATCGCGGTGTTGTCCTCGATGTAGTGGTCTGTAATGTCACTTTCGACCGCTGCGGTTTGCTCGCCCTCGTACTGAAAAACTAGCGTTGGCGGATTTTGTGTGATTTCGCCGTCTTTGACTGCGGGGTTTTGCGGCTGGTATCCGAGCTTGTCTTGAGGAGTAGCTAGAATGAGATTTGAAAGCGCTGTCGCTGCGGTTGTTGCAGGTGCAAGTGCCGAGAGATTGATTGGCATTAATAACCTCCCTTGATAGAACTATTTTGACGGTAGGCTTTTTGAACTGCGTCTTTAACTGACTTAGAAGTTTGCGCATGATCTTTTCCATCATGTTGAAAATTTAAGTTCTGGTTTACTACGACGTTTTGATTGTTATTTGTGGTTTTGGGAGCATTCATTCTTGGTGCAACCGAGCGCTCTGCAATCGCCCCTCTTTTTGTGACGGGCATATTGTCGTCATTTTCTGTTAGCGTAAGGTATGCCCCTTTTGCCGCGTCTGACGCCCCTTTAAATATGTCAGAACCCACGTTTTTAAGTCCTTCAAGAACTCCGCCTTTGTTGCCGGTAACTTCATTTACAGCGCCCGTAAGCCCGTTAAAAATCATTGTCCAGCCTTCGAATACTTTACCGATACCTTGAAAGAATTTTAATTTGTCTGCGAGCTTCATAAAAGCGTCAGTAAGCTTTACGACTTGGTCGGTGATTTTTGAAATGTCGGTAACGAGTTGCATTCCGTGCCGCGCGGTGAACCTGCCGAAAGCCATTTGAATTTTTTGTCCGAGATTCGACCAAGCCACATTTACTCGATCGAGCTGTTTTGTTTCTCCCGCCGAATATGTCGGGGCCTTAGCAAAGATTTCAGGACGAAAAACATTTCGTCTCATGGCCGCAATCGTGCCTTCGCCTAATCCGAAAGATTTCATTACGTTGTTAGCAAGATCTTCGGGAACTCCGCTTTGCGCAAACTTTTGAAGCTGTTCCATTACGTAGAAGGTGTCTCGGGCGCGAGCCGGGTCAAAACCGACCCTGTTGGCAAGTAACCCCATGCCTTCGGGAGCGCCTTTCCCCATGAGCATATTCGTCATAGCGGATTGGACGCCCTTAAGATTTCCGGTGAATTCTTCGCTCGAAACACCCGCTTGGCGAGCGGCGTACTGCCATTGTTGGAGATTCTTCGCCGAGAGCCCCGTAAGCGCCGTAAAGTTGGTGAGACCTGTCCCAAGCTGAGCGGACTGTGACATCATTCTCTCAAGCCCGTAAAGAGCGCCTGCAATGGCCGCTTTCGTAGCAAACGACATCGACTTGATTTCACCCAAGCCGTTCTTTACTGACTTAAAGGCATTGATAGTCTTATCCGAGCCCTTAATTCCTAATTCTACAAAAAATTGCGCTATTGTCATTTATTTAGCTCCACGTAAGCCGCTTCGTAGTCGTACCAAAATCCTTCATAATGAAGGGCCTGAATAACTTTTCTTGCGTCCCATTTTTCGATGTCGTCAACGTGGCCGTAGCCCGCTTTGGACAGTCGAAAATAAATCAAAAGCGGATCGTCGGAAGCCTCTACGCTTGGCCTTTGACCCCTTGAATTTTCTCCCAAAGAGGAGAGAACTCGGCATAGAGGCTTTTCGCGAAAGGGGCGATGTTTTCCTTTGCAACTTCAAAACACGCCGGAATGTAATCTTGCCGCGCCTCTAAGGGCTCAAAAGTATCTGAGCTAATTTTTAAATCGCCCTTACCGTTGTTGTACGTAGCCCGCTTAAGACAATCCCAAACTGCGGCCTCGATCTTCTTTGAAGATAAGGCCACACAAAACAAATCTTTAAATAAATTCACGTCGATTTCTTCTCTAGGGTCCACTGTGAGACCCCGCATCTCTTCAAGACAAGCTTGATAGAGCGCCTTTGCATCCGCAAAAGGCGCCAAAGAGAATTTAAGAGTCGACCCACTAGGTAACTTTTTTTCTATCATGTGATTACCCTTGGCGAATTACTAAACTTCAACGTATAAATCGCAACCGACTGTTCGCTTTCGCCCTCGACGTTTGATTTCGCCTCGACTTGTTTGGTGAACACGCCGCCCGACATGATATAAGTGTCACTCTTAATATTCCCTTCACCATCACCAATCTTCTTGATGAATTGCCCTACCATTAAGGGGAATCCTGCAAAGTTGATTTGTTGTTGGGCGAGGAGGCCGTTTAGAAACTTATCGTCTGAAGAGCCCCGGATGACCCGAACTTTAAGCTCGCTTTGCTTGCCGCTCTCGTTTAAGCCGTAGATAGAGTTGCCGTCTTTTCCGGTCTTAACACTTGCGATGTCGTTCGGAAAAGTCAGCTCCGCGACGTTCCCGTCTGCGAAGTCTGCAAAGATTCGGTTATTCAAAACAACCGTGTCGTTACCTGATAATGCTATAGTGCTCATTTAAAATTCTCCTATTTATTAAGCGTTAATGTTCACGATGACCGTTGACGAGTGAATCGCTCCGGCTTCTTTAAGAGCAATTTGAACAAGAGGCGCTTCTCGGTCTTCACGCGCAGCTTGCGACTGTTGCGCGATTGGTACCGAATAGATGTAATAACCTCTTTGCTCTATGTTCTCTAAAAAGTCCGACTGATTTCCGAACATGGTAGCGCTGTTCCATCGCCCCGGCGCCGCATAGAGGTTAGTGCGCGCCTGTTCGCATACGTCACGGTAAGCCCCTTTAAGGCCGTCCATGCCGTTCTCAGTTTGAGGAATTTTAGTTGAAGCTTGAGCAAGGTAGTTGAAGCCCGCAACTTGAAGAGCGCCGACAAACCAACCGAGATTATAGACTTGGTCAAAGAACTCATTCGCTCCCGAACAGTACACCTTGGCAACGCCCTGGAAGCTCGCATAAACGTCAACGCCCGCAGCTACGCATTTATTCAAAAGGGTCTGAGTCATGGTGCTGTCAGGCTGGACGCCCGTAAGGTCTTTGAGGTGCATTGTCTGAGTTGTGTTTGAGCCGTCAAAATTAGTCGAGAAGGCTCGTCCAAAATAAGACGCATTTTCAATTAATAATTCTGTCAACTTCTCAGCGTCGGTTAGGCCGCTTTCAGAGCCTCCGTAATAAAGGCCCCTGTTCTTATGAAAGTTCCCTGAACGAAGTAAATCAAGACGACCCGCAACTTCAACGTCCGCAGAATCATACGAGCCCCAACCGGCTATCTTATTTAAAGTCTCAACAACTGCCGCAGCGGCGAGCATTGGCGCTTCTGCTAAGATGTTAGAAACCAAGATACCGAAGTACTGCACAAGATCTTTGGTGCGAGAAATAGCCGCCGCAACAGTTTCGCCGCCGGTCGTTTGAGTTACATCGACCGCAACCGGAGCACTTGCGCCCGTTGCAAGCGTATTGTTTGTTACAGTTAAAAGCGATTGGTCCCCAACAACACCATTGAAAGTGACTGTGAGACCTGTTGTCGAGATAGTGCCTGTAACCGTACACTTCTCAAGGCCCGGTACATTGGCGCGGAGGTTGGCTTGTACTTCCGCCGCTGTGTCGTCCCAAGCTATTGGGTCCGAAGCGTTTCCGCCGAAGTTTAATTCAAAGTCTCCGCTTGCGGGGTTGGCGTCGAAATCAACAAGTTGAACTTCCACAATAAGAGGAATGACGACAAGATATCCGTCTCCGGCTAAAATGTTTGGTTGTTGGGAGAAAATAGCAAGCGCCATTTTATAGGTATCGCTATCTGTTCCGAAATCAACGCCCACTTCAGAAGGTTCCAAATAAATCTTGTAACCGTCGTTACCGAAAGTTCCCGCGTCGTAAGCCTCGTCGCTAAAAATAGCGACGTTACTTGTATTGTATTGGCCTATACCTTGAGGCGTCTGTGAAACTGAAATCGTCACTATGTTTGAAAGTTCTAATTGCATTGTCGTTCTCCTTTTCCTTTCATCTTTAAGATTCTGTCGTTACTTGAACGTCCGAGAAGTCGTCGAAGTAGTCGATTGCTTTTACTTTAGTTGCAAAGTACTGAATGTTGACTGAGATATTAAATCGGTACGGGATAGCTGCGCCGTCAACATTCGACAAATTTACAAATTGCGCCCCCGCCGGAAGTTGTCCGATGAAAAAACTATTTCGCTGTTGTTGTTGATTCGAGTACGTACTGTTGAGAGCTAAAATGACCTCTTCTTTTCGCCTTAGGGCCGCAGTGCTTCGGCTTATGATATCAAGACTAAGTGTTGCGAGCATATTGACGGATTGGTCTGATTTAACACCGATACCGCTTGAGTCGGACCTATTGGTATTGCCAAAAGGTTTACAGTTTAAAACCCCAACGGCTATATAGATGTCGTTGTCCGTGGGTTGCATGATTTTTTGGTTGTAAATGTAAACTCGTCCAGCGCTTAAGCTCATCTCTCTTTGAATGATGTCGCAGAATAGTAAAAGCGGGTCGCCTATGAGTATCTGAGCTGTCGCTTCCGCGAGAGCTGCGTCGACAACTTTAAGTGTCGCATATTGTTGAGCGGGATTTGTAGGTACTGCCGCCGGGGCGGTGTAGACGGCCTCTACTGAGCCGCCCCCGACCGGCACAATAGCTCCGCCCGCACCGCCCGCAACGATAGAATACGTGTAGGGCTTAACGCCGCCTTGTCCAGTTACGGCAGTTGACCTACCCGGCGCCATGGCAAAAACCCCAACAGATAAGGATAGGCTCATTTTACGCCCCCTCTACTGTTGGGCCTGCGCCCGTATAGTCTTCAACAAGTTGATATTCCACGTAGCCGTTAAGTCTGTAATCTTTTTTTGATTTTACTCTGTACTGAGTTCCTAAGTAATTTACGACGTTATCGACTTCTAAATTCAAAGTCGGCTCGGCGTGAAGCCAATACCAAGACCACGCCCGCTCGCCCTCGGGCTTAAGAAGTAATTGTCTGTCCGTAAAGGGTTGCCACACACCTTGAAAACTAGTTTCCGTCATCGTCTCAACGACTTGGAAACCTTGAGTCGTTTTTGTCACGACCCCAAACACCATTGGTTGGAACCAATCAAGAAGAGCGTCGCTCACGTCCGGGAACGACCCCGCTCGCTGATTTAATGGTGTGTTTTTTCCTTGTCCTATTTTCATGTTATTCTTTCACCTCGCTTGTGATTGAGTTTCTCAATTGTTGAGTCTCAACTAACGTTTGGTGATTTTTCTTATGAGTCATGTCTGAAGGTTTCCACTTACCGAAGCCGCCCGAATCAAAAGCTTCAAGAACAATCCCTTCTGCGGCAATTGCAACTTTCTTAAGCCAGGGCACAAGTGTTCCCGATTTAATAACTTCCTTAAGCGTTTCCTTGTCAGTAAGGCCCGTCTCTTCGAGCTTCTTTGCAAGGTGCTCTGAAATAGGTACGCGTAAAAATGATCTTTGAGGTAGTGTTGCGGTTCCGAATTCGTGGGCCGCGCCGACTTCAGCGTTTGAAGCGCCCGCTTGTTTTTTCTGTGTGCTACCGGCGCTTTCGCCGCGCACATTTTTGTCTCCCAAAATCCCAACTCTTGCTTTAGGCATTTTGCCGCTTAAAGCTTTCATGATCTTATCGAGTCCGGGAGTGTTGATCTTCATATCATCGCTCATGGTCGAGTACTCCCTTGAACGCTATACATTTGACCCGTTAAACGCGGTAATAAAAGTTGAAGATATTTCGCACCATAGTTGGTCTGCGTGAGCATCGCGAATTCTGGGTTGTCTAAAATTCTTTGAGGTATTTGAAAGCCCGATGAAACTGAGCCCGCGCTTTTGCTCGTCTGAATCCATGAATACGCGCCTGAAATTCCTTGAGAACTCATTCGAAGATCGACCACTAAGAAATGAGCGGCTAAAAGCAAGTAGCCGATAGTGTAGTCGTCTTGAGAAGAGAATAGAGCTTGATTGATATTGACGTTTGTTTGCCCGTAAGCTTTTGCAATATCTTGATCGAGAACAGAAGTATCCGGATCAACCCCATAAGGGAAGTCTCGGTAATAGTACTCTTTAAATTCCGTCACAGTTGGATTGTTATAAGCCACGCTGTCCCCTCTTTATACAAACGCCCGAGAACATTGCCCTCGGGCGTCTTTTACGAACACCCAATGTTGTTCGTTAATTACGATGCCGGTACTGCGTCGAAGTACAACATCTCAAGCGGACGGTACGCAAGTACGCCCGTGAACTGTCCGTAACCCGCATTCTGGAATGAGAAGTTATCAAGAGAGTTCGCAAGAGTGTTGGTGTAATCGACCGGGATATCCATGCGGAGTGACTCTTCGTCATAATTCAACATGACATATCGGTTGTAAGTTAGCCCGCTGTAAGCCGTATCGCCGTAAGCAAGAGGCAAAATCTTAAAGCTCTTGTTACGTGTGATTACTTGGAACATCTCTTCGAGAAGTTGCAAGACCGACTTAATTGGGAACTGCGGAGACACAGTGCTTGCCATTCCGTTGTAATCCGATTCCGGTACAATGAAATGAGTCGGGAACGCTGTGCGGTTACAATTCAAGCGGTAAGCTTCAATGATTTTAGCGCAAAAAGCTTTTAACTCCGCGGGGTCCATCTCGCTCAGTGGCTCTTGAATCACGTTGGTATTTATAGAAACTCCGCCTTGATTTAAGAGACCTAAACAAGAGCCGCCCGAACCATTCAGACCGTTAGCACCAAGGAAAGCTACCCGCTGAATACCGAGGTCCCAGTTTCTTTTTCGGGCCTTTTCTTTAGCGGTAACGATATCCCAGTTTCCGGATCTTGCGGCTTGCTCAAGATCAAAAATCGACCAACCGATGCTTTTCGCCCAGTTGTTGACTTTGATGTTGAGAGCGTCGACGCCGCTGTCCGCGTTCGCAAGACGCGTGTTGTTTGTTCCGGTGTTGATTATGCCCTCTTCGAACTCCGCCGCTAAATCAAATGAGCGGTAAGTTGTTAGCTGAGCCGACCAAGCGCCTTCGCCAACTCTTACTGGAAGGTAATCAGCGGGAGCAATTTCAAAAAACTTTTGCTCCGTAATTTTCTTCATAATCGTTGTTAAAGTTGTGATCGGGATTTCGTACCCGAGCGCATTTCCAAAACGCTCGTTTACGATTCGCTGAGTATAGTCCGCGTGGTACTGCTCCGAAGGCGTAAGCGTGATTGGCTCGCCTTTTGAGTTTAGGATTACTGGCTGTTTAAGTCTTTTCATTTTAATTTTTCTCCTATTCCTTTAAGTTGTTAAATTATGAATCCGTCGCAAAGCTTGGTGTTTGCAGCATTACTCGGATCAATTGACCCGCAGCGGATGCCTTGTCCAGTGCCCAGCCTACGATGTTCTCGCCGCCTGAGCCGCTAACCGCAGCTACGCCGCCGATAGTGGAAACGTCGGAAACAACTTGAACGCCTCTTGCGATAGCGGCAGTTGCTACCAAGAACATAACGTTACCGAACATAGAGATTTCGGCTGCATCGCCTGCAACAAAAATTCTGTTCTTAATGTTGTAGTTTAGGAAACCAAGCACGTTGTCTGCATCGGCGTCACAAGCAATAACTTTAGGAACACCGCCCGCGCTATCAACGATCTTAACCGCTTGACCGGCAACCAAATCACCTGACTCAGAAGAGTCAATTTGAACCGCAATAGTGTTGGTGTTGAATCGAAGATCCAACATACCAACAACAGGCGCCTGTTGAAACTGGTTCGGAATTGGTGAAACTGGCTCAGTCGCAACACCAAGAGGTGCTGAAGTGACTGTCGCGTTCGAATCGCCCGTGTCAGTAGATACCATTTTGTAGTAGTACTGAGTGTTAGCGGTTAAGCCTGAATCGTTAAGAGTGAGCGAAGTCGCTCCCGAAACGATGTTACCGCCGCCGGGGCTAAAAGTCGGAGTTGTAGACCTGTACCATTGATAAGTATACGGGCCGACTCCGCCGGAAGCTGCTACGGAATTTACCGAAGCAGTAGTCGAAGTTTTTGAAACTAAAGTAACTACGCCTGCTGTTAGTGCCATTTTGTTTTTCTCCTTTTCTTTCTAATTTTAGTTAGCTGACCCGTAACGGCTACGACCGCGCGCAACTTGATCTTCAGAAAGTTCAATGCGCACCGACTCAGCGGCGTTTTTATGGGCATTTTTTAATTTTTTAAAGTTCTCTTCTTTTGTCTTCTTATCGGCCTTTGCATTGGCCTTTTTCTCGACGATTTCTTTTTCTTCGTGCTCAGCAAGTTCAAGAGCTTTTTTCTTAGCCTCTTCGTCGCTGTCTTCGTTTTCGACTTCGTCGTCCTCGGCAGCGTGTGCGTCTGCATCGGCTTCGTCTTCGTTTTCGACTTCTTTTTCGTCGTCTTCGTTCTTAGCCTTTTTCAGGTCTTCAAGCTCAGAGCACACAGCTCCGTACTTGTTGGCAAGTTCTTTGACGGACATTTCGTTCTCGCCAACCTTCACCATGTCCTCTTCGTTTGCATATCCATTTTTCAATGCAAGTTCGTCAGCTTCGTTAACGAGCTGAGTGAGGGTTTTTTCTTTTCCCGATTTCGGGAGCACGACGGCCATTCCTTCAAGGTCCGTGCTGTTCTCGACTTTTTGTCTCTTGAAAAAATTAATTTTCATTTGATCATTCTCCTTTTCTTTTGAGTTAGCTAGTCGCTTAAGTTCTTGTCTTTGTTCTTCGCAGTAGTTTTTGAATTGCTCCGGGGTCATGATAACTGACTCCTCGTAGCGCGGGTTGTTCACAATCGCTAGGTGCTCATACTCGCCCCCCGTTACTTCTTTGGTGTAAGCGACTCCGTTCCAAAGACCGCCTTTACCAAAGCCAGTCGGAAGGTACGCATTCGAAAGTCTGTAGCCTTTTTTAATTGCGCGCTCTGCACGCTCACTTACCGCGATGAATTTAACCCAGTGCTTACCGTCAGCTTCGTTAAAAAAACTCTCAATCACCCAGCCGTCGGCTTCTTTACGAAGCTCGTCCACGCTGTCGTCAACTTCGTCGACGTGCTCGACAAAAAGTGGACGACCGGCAAAGGTCGGATTCATTTTTCGAATAGTGGCTTCATTTACAAAAATACGGTAAGGTTCTTTTCCTGGCTCGGCGTATTCTGCAACTCCGGGATAGAAGTGCATGCCGTAGTAGATATTTCCTTTTGAGTTACCAATCTTCATCTAGCCCTCACAATTGGCTTTGCAAAACATCGACAGTTGTAATCTTCGCCCGGATTGTTTCGCCGAGCGGGCTCTCCCGGCTTTGTCGTTATGGGAGGATTGTCCCAACGAAAAATTTTACCTTCAAGAGCTTTGTGCCATGGCCGGACCGGATGCTTCGGTGAACCCGCAACGGTCGTCCATTTATATTCCATGATGCCCGCGTCCGTGTAACGTGTCTCCTTGAATTTTGCCATGAGAAGTCCGGTCTCTTGACGGGCCAAAAATTTGGCCTTATTTTGGCTTTGTCCGTAAGACTTTTGTATGGTCTTTACTGCCGATTCATAGCGGTTGCCGGTAAGGATTGTTTTCTCCATTTCGCCTCTTAGTTTTTTTATCTCTTCGGCAGTCCAATCCTTTATCCATAGCTTCATATTGTCGTTCCATTCGGCAGCGATTTTTTGTCGCTGTTGATCGGTGAGTTTCGGAGCGATAGTTATGCCCTTAACATTTTCGGAAAATTCTCGGTTTACTTTCCAAAGCGATGTGTCAAATATCTTAGTTGCTTGTAGCTTGTCGGCAATTTCATCCGGCAAAAACTGCGAGAGCTTTTTGTCGATGTCGGCAATTTTTGCGCGAAAGATTCTATCACTCGCAGCAATGATCGCGCGAAGCTCCGAAGGTAATGACGATTGAGACAATCGAAACGTCCCTGTTCTCTTATCCCAGTGCGCGCCCAAACTCTTCAACTCTTTTGAAATTGAAGCGTTAAATCGTCCAGAAAATTGTCCCCTATAATACGTCACGCGTCCAGTGCGAAGAGCGTCGGCTAAATCGTTCTTTGAGTTCAGCATCTTTTGCGGAAAACCTAAAAGCTTCATAAGAGGAACGTAAAGCTCTTTTCTCCACAACTCTTTGACGGTCTTCTCGAGTCGCTCGTAGTCTTCGGTCGTTTCTTTAATTGGGGCGAGTTCAATGACTTTCTTTTTTGTATTCATTTTGTATTCATTTTGTATTCATTTTGTATTCATTTTCAATACACCAAGTATTTGTAAGTCTTGTCTACGAAGAAAAGATTCTCTCCCATTCGACAGTAGACAAAATAGTCTCGCTCTTCGAGTAAGTTCTTAACGAGCGCACTCTCTCCTCTTCTGATTTCGGAGACAATAACTTTAGGTTTCGAAAACGAGAAGTCGGCGGATTTAAGAACTGCGTAGTCGAGGCCCTCAAGGTCCGTCGTGAGAAGATCCGGGTAACGACCTCCACAATATTTCTCGACAATCTCTCGGACGGTGAGCATAGGAAGCTCAATCGTATTCCGGACGTGTAAGATACCTTTAAGAGTTTCGACTTCGTCTTTACTGAATGTATTGCGCCCGCTTGTTTCGGAATACATATAGAACGGAAACGTACCGCTCTCCAAGCCCACTCCTATATTGACGTTTGTGTCTTCGGGTCTCTGAATTTTAAAAGCTTCTATCAAAATAGGATTGGCCTCGACGTTTACTCCGCGCGAGCCTTTCTCATAGAGCAAAGCTGTATTCGAGATAACGTGCGGATGATGCGCACCAAGATCGAGATAGCTTGGTTTTTCTATTCCCATTAAGTGGAATAGATTTACGAGCATTAAGTCATCGCCGTGCTGCGCGTATGTAACGCATCCGTATTTTTGATCCGGATGAAACGCTTTCGCGAACCGTTCTACATTTCTCGTTACCGTCTCAGTGCTCATTGGCTGGCCTCGTTTTGTTCGGGCTCTTTAGGTAACAGATGAGCCGTGTGTTTCTCATTCTCCTTGGTGACGAACATTAGTTGCTCATGCTCGCGTATAGCTTTTTCGTAAGTCTCAGCGACCTTTACGGGAACGGCCATTGGCAACATGTTTAGGTGACACCTCTTGAACTTTAACCCCGACCGGCACGGACACGGAAGGTTTCTCGGGAGCTTCAGAAGCGGGTTCCACGCGAAGCCCTCGCGCAGCTTGCGCCCCGTTGCTTTGCGAAGGTGCTCTCCACTCGCTCGGGAGTCCTCGTTGAGCTTTTGAGAATTCTTCTCGTTGTCTTGCTCGGTCATCTTGTTTCTCCTTGGCTTCTTTGTCGTCCTGTTGGTATTTCTCAAGCTTATTGTCTAGCGTTCGGATAGCGATACCGAGCGAAGTAGCCGTTGCCGTTTTGTTTCCTCGGAAATGTCTGAAAGCCGCAAGTATGGTTTGCTTCTCAATGAAGTCTAATGTCATACCCGGCGACCACTGAATCATATTGTCTGTCATGTCTTTTCCCCTCTAAACATTTTGTTTTGTCTTAGCGTTACGTCCATCAAATCGTGCATCGTCCAAAGTCCGTTATGGCCCGACCAACCTCTCAGAGCTTCAGCATCTTTAGGTAAGCACTTGCCTCCGAAACCATTTAAACCGTCAGGTCCGGGCACGCGCGTACACTCGCGCGTAATCGTACCTGTTACGTCGGCAGTTGCAAAAACCGCAGCGTGAACCGTTTCGTAAGGGATATTCATCTCATCACACATCAGCGCTACTGCATTAAAGTAGTTTACTTTAAGAGCGAAGAAACCGTTTTGAACATACTTAGTAAACTCGCACACTTCCGATGAGAAAAGCCGCAACTCTCGTTTCGGGAAAAGCTCTTTAAGTAACTCGACATTTAAGCAACTCGTTACAACAGGCATTCCGTCAACTGAAGAGTAACCGTCTTTTTCTCTCAAATACTCGGGCATGTGGTGGATTCGACAAGTAGAATACTTTTTATTTAAGTCCCTAACTGTCCCCGGAATGGTCGTAGTTCTGACAAATACGTTTGCAGAGATAAGAAGACCCTTTGCGACGCATTCTTCTAAAGCCGCTCTGTCTTGAATATCGCGGTTGTTAACTGCATTTACGCAAACGAACACGGCGTCCGTATGATTTTGATCCGGCATTTTTTCAATGCCCGCTACGTTGGGGTCATACTCAAATATTTGTGTACTTGGATTTTCTTGTAAAAGCTGTTTTGTGGCTTTCCCTACAACTCCCATTCCCATAATTAAAACCCTCATTGAACTACTCCTCGCAAAAGCTCCCAGCGCTTAATTTCTGATTTCAACAAATCGTCGGATATTCCAAAACGCTCAAGACCAACATCATTAGTCTTCAAAAACTTCGCAGGGTTGCCCGCATAAATACATCCGGGAACCATGTTTAGAGTCTTTGTCACTACAGAGCCCATGCCGAGCATTGAGTAGGAACCTACGACTTGTTTATGATGAATGACCGCTCCAAGCCCGAGATTAGCCCCCGTCATAATATGACTTTCTCCGCCGATCATGACCGTACACGAGACCGTGCAATCGTCTTCTAAAACAGAATCATGCGAAAGATGAGAACCCCGAAGCATAATACATCTGTTGCCCATGCGAGTTACCCCATTGGTCGAACTGTTTATGGTGACGAATTCCCGAACTACGTTATGGTTTCCAATTTCGATTTTGCCCAATACTTCAAAATAAACTCTGTGCTCTGCGGGCATTCCAATACTTACGTAGCCGCTGAAAGTATTGCCGTTTCCTATTTTAACGTTCGGACCAATATAGCACATTGGCCCTATACTGTTTTCTTCGCCGAGTTCTGCTTCCGGATGCACGACCGCGCTCGGATGAATATTATTTTTCTTTTTCATTTAGATCGACCTCGATTCGTGCAAAAGGATTGTAAAGCGGATGTCCAAGATCACGGCATTTCTTGAGTAGTTCTTGTTTCTCGGGCGGACGGTTCGCTTTTTTAAATTCGGCATAGGTTATGCCGTCGATCTTCTCCACAAAGTCGTGGTCCGGAATATGAAGAGCCGGTTCAAGATCCGGAAGCACGTAGGTGTAGAGACCGAGTCTGTCCGCAGTCTTCTGAAGCCTTCCCGTGTATTCGAGGTCGCCAAGACCGTAGAGTCCAAAGTCCTCGCGCCAAAACCCGGCCTTATAAAGAAATTGTCTTGAGAAGAATTTAATTCCAGCGGGCGCCGCTTGTCTTATCGTCACACCATTGATTGTTTCGGGAGGCCCGCGCATTCGCCCTTCGCGACTCATGTTCGGTAAGTGCGGGTCTTTATGATAGAGGCACACGACGCCCGTTCTTTTGATTGCGCGAGTAGCGTCGACGAAACGTCTTAACCAGAATGTCGGAAGTAGCATGTCACAATCGACCATGACAACGTGCGAGCCCGTAGCGAGCGCAAGCCCGCTATTCCATCCCTTATAGATACCGACGTTTTGTTTATGAAGTACCTGCGTATCGGGCTTAAACTCAGAATTAAACCAATTCAAAAACTCCGGCTCACTTCCGTTGTCGACGTGAATAAATTGGTGAATAGGATAGCCCGCGCGTTCTATATTTTTCGCATGGGTTTCTTGAACCGACTTCTTTCGATTCCACGTAAGAAGTATATAAGTCACGCTTATCATGCGAACTTACCTCCGTGCTTTTTATAAAACCACGTAACGAATTGCCATTTCTCTTTACCGAAAGCTTTCATTGACGCGGCCTTAGCTTTAGCCCACAGCCCTTCGTCAACTTTTCCTTTTGGGTTCTCGAAGAACTCTCGTCTTCTCTCGTCAATCCATGAATCGCCGCCGTCCGCCGCGTAAGACGCTCTGTCGAAAGCAGCGCTGTTATTTGTCTTTTCGGCGTAGCCTCGCTCTGTCGCTTGTAGCGGCGTGAACGGCGGGACCATGTCTTCATAAAACTGTTCTTTCATTGCTCCGTTTTTTACTTTAGCATTTGGAACTTTTGCCTCGGGCGCTTTGCGCGTGACCTTCATTCTGTTGTCGGGAGCTTTTGGCTTTGCTAGCTCCGCTGACTCGTCGTCATCGGTATCGTCGCCTGCGCCCGGTTGTGCTTCGTCGATTACGTCTATTCCCGAAAGTGTATCGGCAATGTCCGGGTCATCCGGATTCAATTGGTCGCCCGCGTTGTCAAGAGTGATCGAAAGAAGATTATCTTTGTTACAGCCTTCCCTAAATTCTAGACGGGTAACTTCGCCCGCTTGCTTAGCTTGAAGCAACCGATTGAATTTCTGAGTCTTGACGTTTTCTTCTTGTTCAGCACTCAAGATCCGGAGCGGCTTAAAGTTGATACGTAAATCGTCGGGCACAAAGCCAAATAGCTTTTGGCATTTAATTTCGATCATACGAAGTAAATGCCATTTTATTTTACCGCGCACATCACTCTCGACCATAGCATTGTAGACTTCAATGTCGTCTTCGCCGGAGTTAAATCCTGCGGCACTGATACCAAAGAGCTTCGTAAGCGGCATTCGCATATCACTTGCAACCTGCATTCTAATCCCGGCCATGGCTTCGCCAAGCCCTGAAAACGACAACTGCTTATGATCGAAATCGTCTTCGCTATCCATCACGACGGCGTTTTGATAATTCTTTTGCCAATTGGCGAGCTGTATTCGACGACGAACTTGGTCTTCGCCTTGCGGCGAGAGAAGCGTATTAGTTAAGTTTTTGATTTTATAAACATCAAGTTTAAATTCGTCCAGTACCTCAAAGCCCAAATCAGTTGCTTTCAGGTATTGATTGATCGAACGCACAAGCTTCTCGACAACCGAGTAGCCCCAGCCCCGCAGACGCGGACGAATAAAGCTTGGAGCTTCAAGCCCCGTGAGTTTAAAAACGCGCGACTTATGTAGTTGCACACCATAGTAAGAGTAAAATTCCTGTTCTTCTTGCTCGAGATGCGGGCCGGGTCCTTCTGTATTCTGAATGTCGAAGTAAAGCTCCCACATGTCGACAGCTCTGAACTCGAGCGGCGTATCTTCGTTGATCGAATCCAAATCAAGAGGCGTCTCCGGATCTTGATCGGTAATGACAATAATCCCAGCGCCTCCGAAAAGTCTGTTCCACTTTGTAGCTTGCGCCGCCGCTGCATAGTCATCGTCCCTTTCGAGTGCCGTTTGCAGCTCTTCTATTTGGTCCTCTTCGAGCTGCTTTGATTTAATTTCAACGCCGCCGCGAAAGCCGTCGTCTGTCGGTACGTCAACGATAGTTTGGATAAGTCCAATCTCAACGTACACTTCAGAAAGTACTTGTCGGAAGTTTGAAATAAGATACCAACGAAGATTCTTAAAAATGGTGTTTACGTTCGAGAGCTGTTCTGTGTACGGACTTCCTTGATTAAAAGGGAAACCCGCTCCGCCGGAATAACCAATCGCGTCCCCAAGTCCATTTTGATAAGGTTTGTCGTTTGAGACTTTATTTAACTCATTCGCAGCTTGTGCACTTGCGCGCACAAGAGCTTTCGCTTTAGGTGAAGCTTGCGCATTTGTTTTACGCTGAGCTTTCGCAGTTGCTCGTTTGGCCATTTCATTACCTCTTTTCTTATAATGCATCTAAAATCGAAGAGCCTTGGCTCAGTTCATTAAACGCCCCCGACAACGCATCGACTATGTCATCGTGCGAGCCGTCCGGAAAATTTTCAAGCTCCGAGAAAAACTCCTCGTTCCACGGCGCGCGAAACACTTTAATATTGCGTGCTTCACACTGAGCCGAGACGGGTTTTGCGCGTACTACTTTATTGGAAGTCGGCTTTGCTATCTTTACGTCAAAGCCTTGAAGTAGAGTTCTGAAGCGTTGCGCGTCGGCAACTCCTGCCGACCCCGGATCTTGTTCGCCCCAAACCGTGACCGTCTTTCCGTCATGAGTTGCAGTTGTTTTTACTAAGTCTTCGACTTTTCCCGGCGTATCCCGGCACGACCTTACGTCGGCAACAATGAAAGTTCCGTTCGGATACTTGTAAAGTTTAAGTCCTCTTGTCCAGTCCGGATCGGGATTTGACTCACTCGGCTTTGTGGCCGCCCTATCCCAATACCTACAAACACTTATCCAACCCGCAGGTAGCGCGTCCACAACTTCAAACCAACTACGTTGAAACATAGTGCCCGCAGTTGCTCGGATATTCCAATTACCGCCAAGTAGGCGCAACCTATCAACACGCGGAAGCGCTAAGAGATTGGCAAGATACGCCGGATCTTTCTGCATTAAAATTTTGTTGTCGTAAACAAGAGAAGGTATAAACGTCACAGACTTCGGTTGGATTTCAGGGCCTCGTCCGTGCTCTTTAAAAATCTCTTCTCTCGAGTCGCCCCAAATAAGTCTATCGTCTTTCCTAATAAACCAACGAAGCACGCCCGAGCGTTCTTTAATGGGATAGCCGTCCGGTGCTATCCACCAATCAATGAACCGTCTAACCCAACTGTCCGGATCGGGGTTGCATGTGGCCCTGACGTAACCTGCGACGCCCGACATAGATCTATTACGAGAAAGTAAATAGAAAAACTGTTGTTCTGAAAAATGCGTAAGCTCATCAAAACCAATGAACGGAATTTGTGAGCCCTGATAATCGAGGACCGTTGTTTCGTGCTCGAGGTGCGCAAACTTCATTGTCGCACGACTCGGAAAAACCCACTCAAGTCTAGCTTCTTTTGGTTGCGCTCCCATTTTGGAATAGAGTTGCATTGACTCGTCCCATAGACCGCCCTTGTTCCTAACTTGTGTCGTGTTCTTTCTGAAGATCACTCCGCCGAATCTTTTATTGTCATGGTGTCTAAGCGGCTCGACAAGAAGACCGAAAGTTTTGCCTCCGCCCGCAGCGCCGCCATAAATCGCGATGTCTGCTTCCGTTGAAAGAAACGCAGTTTGCGGCCCCTCTTGGGGCGCTATTCGAATCGCTTCGCTCAGTTGGACTGCGCCCATTTTGTTTTTCTCTTGGTGTTAAATCTATGTTGTTTATAAGTCATTGTTTGTCTTCTTTCTTTGCCGTCCGTCCGTTGTCCGGCATAGTAAGAATTACTTGTACATTGTTTGCGGGCGGTATTTCGAAATCGTTTTTGACCCAACCGTAGTGCTTACCTAGTAAATCAAGCGCGGCGAGCTTTGAGTGCATTTCAATTCCGATACCGTTTTTTGTTTCGCTGATTTTTTTAATTGCTCGTCCGAGCTTTCGAGGGCGGTCTTTGGTGAGCTTTGCTTTGACTGTTGTGACCATAACGGACTCGCCGTCTTCGCCTTGATAGAGTTCTTTTTCTTCAATGACTACATGGTCGTCGATGTTCGAAAGTGCTACGAGACGCAACTCTTGAAGCCAGCGCTCTTTAGTGAGGCCCGCTTGTGCCGCGCGCTCTTCAGCTTGCGCTCTTTGCGCTTCTAAACCTTTTTCTATTTCGCGTTGAATTTCAGCATGCTTCAACAGACGATGACCTTGCGCATAGGCTGTCTTGGCGGAATACCCTACCGCTTTCGCGGCGCGTGTTGCGTTCTTGTCAATTAGATATTCCTTGACAAATTGAAGTTGCCTCGCATTAAGTGTCATAGTTTCAAAGTATGCAGAACATTTCGGTATTAGATCAAGAAAAATTTACCGGGCATTTCTGCGGGGTGCCGTTTGATGCACTATCCAAGACTTTAGACAAGGTTGTTATCTAATGATAACACTCTTCGGCGGCACATAGTGAGCGCCCGCGAATCTAAGCCACGCCGAAAGATTACCGCCTGCGTACTTCTTGGCCATTGCGACAAGACGCCTACGGTCTTTACTGGATATTTTTAAATTCAAAAGAGTCAGGTCTTTACCGCTATCTTTTAAAACTGTTTTCTTTTTCTTTGCCATATTCAGTGCTCCCAAACTCATGAAGCTACGTAATAATTGTTTAAGATTCAACCTTTTCGCTCTTCGTAATTTTTGCCGGTCGTTTTGTTAGTTTCTCAAAAAGCTCTTGAACAATTTCAATTGAACGCGCGTCGCCGTGTTGGCCCAATTTCAAATAAGCTGTTGAAAACTTTTGTGCCACAAAATCCCGAATCGAGAAGTAAAGAAAGTCTTGTAGCTCACAAACCGGGACTTGAGGAAACTGAATCATGAGACGCTCTACTAACTCGTCGAGTGCTTTCGGAGTTCCTAACGCATTGACGAAATTATCCATTACTTGTTTTACTCTTAAATTATCCATATTTATTTACTCTCCTTAACAATCTTTCTAAGTCTTCTCATCGCTTTCAATGCATTATAACATTTCAACTTAGTCGACACGTCCCCGCTCGTCGCAACAATCACACCAAGTAGTAGCGTTGTAGTTTCCAAGTGCTTATCAGTTACGCCCGCTTTTTTAAATACGTTTGGCGCGGGCTTTCTTTTTCGTGCGCGCTTTTTCATTAGTAAAAGTCCTCGCCTTTCTTACTTTTTAATTCTGCACGTGCCTTTTTACCTTTCATATTTCTCTTTGGTGCTCTGTCTGGTCCGAATCGTGAGCGGTCTTCTAACCCGAGCCGAAGCTTGCCCTGTTCTAATAAAGAATTTTCAATTAGATCCGCTTCGGACTGTCTGAGCGCATCGTCTTCGCGCATCTCGCATTGATAATCTTTAATCCTTTGCATGAGTTCGTTTATATTTGGATATTCGGCCCGCTCCAGAAGTGCCTCACATATCTCATCGCCGTGGTCTTGGATCAATGACTCGATAGCATCTAAATACATAAGCATTCGACTAGAAACTTTTGATCGAAAATAATGATAGACCCCGTCAACAAAAGGTCTCGAAGCCCTTTCAAGTCTTTGCGAAATTTCTTTTCTTAAAGCATCTTCGCATTCTTTGTCCGTAGGCTTCTTTTTCTTGTCGGTTACTTCGAAAGTCACTTTCGACAAATTAACACTTCGATCATACCTCGACGAATTACTAAAACCTACAAAATTTCCGGGCGTAGAAAACCCGTTCCAGCCGTTCCAGCCATTTCCTTTTTCTTGAATATGTAAGTGCCGTAAATAAATCTGAACAACCTCTTCGATTTGAGTCTGGCTAAGTCCTAGTTTCATCTCTGATTCTCCTTTATAAAAGCTCTATCAACTTCGTAATTACAGAAACATTTAAAAAATATAAAATGCTAAGTACGAGTAAACCCACAACAACGGTTAAATCAAAAACCCACAGAGGAACGCCCGCTCTATAAACTTCGATTATCTTTTTCATGAATCAACTCCTCCGCTCTTTTTCTAATCCTGTTTTGTTCGTCTATAAAGTCGTATTCAGTTCCATAATCTTCAGAAGACCAATCGTGTTTTAACTTTGGTCTTTCGTTAACACCTGTAAACCAGTGTATACAGATGCCGAGAAACGCGAGTCCTCCGACAATAGTTAATAACATCATGACTTATCCTCCTCGTCGTATTCATACTCTCCTCGATCTTTTAACTTAAATACTAGTTTAAACGGCGCCATTACTTGCAACCGAGCGAACTCAACTTGCCGTTGAGAAAGCGGCTTCTCTGATTCGACGATGACCACGAAGTCGTTAAAATCTTCATGACTCACTCTAATATCCCCGATATCACTAGAGATGCAAACTAAGAATTTAAAAAGATTCGACTCCATTTTCATTCTCCCTATGCGGTAAAGATCCAAAGTAGCAAACGCGTCCTAGTCCAAGATCAAGGAAACGTGTATTGCACTCGATTGCCATTAAAATAAACGTCTTGTAATGTATTAAGAACACTCGCACTTGCGTGCTTCGTTACAAACGAAGGTGTTCCGGTTCCAGTATTAAAACCGTTACCTCCCGAAGGCGAAGTAATCGTCCCTGTAATTTGACACGACGATATCAAAGCCGACGAAGTAAGATGCCCTGCAAAGCCCGCAGCGTATGCTTGCCCCGTGATGTTTACTTGTTGCAATTTCAACTGCACAAGTGTTCCTGAAAGCTGCGAGAACATAGCAGCGGTTTGAGTCGTTGTTGCGACCATTGCAAGATTCACGACTGCATAGTTGTTGCCGTAAATAACTCCCGAGAAAGGAGGCAGCGTCTCGAAGGCTTGGCCGGTCATATTGATATTGTTATCAAGTTGATAGTACGCCGCAGGGTTATCCGCGATACGTCTTAAATCCTCGGGCACTTGAATACGGTAAGGGTCGGCTTGAGTTCCGCTTCCGCCGCCATAAGCATAAGGTGCGGGAGTAGGAGTAGGAGTAGGAGTAGGAGTAGGAGTAGGAGTAGGAGTAGGAGTAGGAGTAGGAGTAGGAGTAGGAGT